AAGGATGTCGGCAAGTGCGCCGCCAAGATCAATTTGGTTTCCTTGACCCGCGATCTTCGCGGCAATCAAGTTTTGCAGTGCAATTTTGTCCATAAAGCAAAGAAATTAAAAGGTTTGTGCAAATGTAGTTATTTTCGGTTCGCAACGCAAACCGCAATTGGAAATTCCGCGCGGACATCGAAACACGGGCATTGCTTTATCCATTCGGCCGGCTCAATTTCGCCGTCCCCATTTTTGTCCGGGCTTGCGTCCCTGTGTCCCAATATGTCAACGATTCCCGGGTATGCAACCAACAGTTCGTCGTATATCAACGCGGCCATTGACAATTTTTGTGCATCCGTCCGCGTGTCCGCCGCAATCGGGTTGCCCCGCTTGTCCAACTTGGCGACGATTTGGCCTTTACTGTTCGTCGTGGATTCAAGCCCGCCAACGTAACAGATACCAATGGAATGTTTGTTATACGATTTCCCGGACGTCCCGGCCGTGTTGCAATGTGCGCCGTCCATCGTCAAAGGCCGGCCAACCTCAACCGTTCCGTCCAAGTCAATAACGTAGTTGTAGCCGATACGTTTAAACCCGCGCTTTATGTGTTCGCGCTCAATGTCGGCGGCCTTTATGTCTTTGCCGGCCGGCGTCGCGGAACAATGGATTACGATTGCGTCCACATCTTCTTTTTTCATTTCGATTCATCCTTTGCGGCTTCGAAATCAATGCCTGTTGATTCCTCAACCTTTGTTTTCATAAATCTCCTCAACCATCGGAAAACGGGATGATCGGAAATGACCGCCGCGTTTTCAAGAAATGACCAAAATTCGACGCCACAACAAAAAGCCGTGAACCAATTGGCCAATCGTAGATGTACATCGCCGGGGATCACGCGGTCAAGCATTTCGGCCATCACGATACCGAACAGGATTAACACCAATTTGTATATGGTGCGCCACGCCTTGACCGATTCAAAAGCGAACTTTCCGCCTGCTCGCTTTGCGAGAACGGCGGATTTCAAACAGCCGGTTGTGAAATCAACGAATTCGAACACGAATACCGTAAGAATCAACGGGAGCAAATCGTCGCAAATGAGCGCGGCAAGACTTGCAAAGAATCCGGCAAACATCTTGTTGGGATATAAATTGAAGTGTAACATAGGCCGCTATATCTTTTAAATGCTGACAATAGACAAATCGTCCATAAGTTTAAGCACCTCTTCCATATCCAATACGGCTTGACAAACGCAGTTCCCGGACGGATATTCCTCGGAAACGTGGACAAAACCGGAATACGAAGTTGCGCCCTTTGTTGAGTTGTATATTATCAGTTTCCCGTCCACCACCTTTGCGAACGGACGGTAACTTGTTGCGCATATCGGATATTCGTAAAATACAAAGTTTTCGGAATCCGGATCTTTCTTTGCAAGAAACAATTCAAGTGCTTTATTGATTCCGTTGCTTGTACCTCCCGCGATAAGGTACACATCGCCGTTATACTCAAATAGGCCGCCGTGCCAAATATTCGCAAGGCCCTCCACGGATGCGTAGCCCGCGTACTGATATGTCCCGTCAATCGTGGCACTTTCGATGATCTTGATGTGGTAGGTCTCGTTATAGCCGCCCGCTTCGACAAGATAAAGACGATGTTTGTTGTTGGCAAAAAGATACATCGGGCATAGATCATCGCCCAAGTCATCTGACCCATATACCATTTGTTTCGCCGACCAAGTTACCCCATCAGAAGATTTTGACACATAGATAGCCGTCCGGTATCCCGTCTGCGACGATGCGCGTGTACGCCAAAAGCAATACAAATAGCCGTTATAGTAGACGAGTTCCGGATCGGAGTTGTAGCCGCCCGTCGGCGTGCCGTCAATCGGATTGCCGGCAATCGCAGTGAAACCGGAGACCGGAAACACGCCATCAACAACATCGGCGTAGAAGATGCACGGGTTTTCGTATGGCTCGCCCCCGCCCTGCAAAGATTGCGGATAGGGCGAGGCCGCAAGCCAAAAATTATGCCCGCCGAATCCGCCCGGAATATAGGCAAAACTCGGATGCACTATGTCCTTTATACCGCTCGGGACACCTCCGGTGTTAGGCAGGTCGACGAGCGCGAATTGGTTGATTTGCGCGGCGCACCAATACTGATTTTGCAGTTTGTCAATTCGTGCCATATTATTCCATATTTATCGTTTTCTTGTTGCCATTCTTGTCATAGAAATACAAAACCCCGTCCTCCACAAATAGCGCGCTCTTTCCCTTTGTCGGCGTGCGAAAATTCTCGTTCAAGTAGAGGATTTCGGTTTCGGAAACAAGGGTTTTTACCTTGCTGAAATATACGCGAGCCATTCGGCAGATAGAGCGGATGAAACTGGCAGCAAGTGTGCCGACCTTTGCATCATCAATCTTGCCGACTTCGGTGTAAATGTGCGGAAGCGGGTAGGTTACCGAATTGTCCACGATCTCGATTTCGTTATAATCCGCATAGAAAAATGCCTTGATAATTTCGATTTTCAAGTCAGCGACGGCGATAACCTTATCAACAAGGTTGTTTGCATACTGGTCTTGATTGGGGATTGAGATATACGCACGGAAAGCGTTATAGGGCGTTGCCGCAATATCGCCAATTTGTCCGCTTATGTCGAAGTCCGTCCACGTCTCGTTTTGTATGGGGTTGTAGACGGAGAATTGCGGCACGTCCGATGCGCCGGGGTATTTGCCCTCTTTTTCCCACGCAAAAGTGACCGGGATCGACGAACCGGAATACGGCGAATCTCCCTTACTTGCGTAGACCTTACCGCGCACGCGGATAATGTCGGTGTCGGAGAAGTTCTCGCGGAGTGCCGTGCTGATCTTCAAATTCAGCGATGGGTTGTACTTGGAAGCAAATTTCCGATGCTCATAGATATATTTGCCGAGACCCGTGTCATACACGATACGTCCGAGACCGCTCGATTCATACGTCTCGGCGTAGACGGCCCCATCCTTATTCAGCATCGACGGAGACGAGAACGGGAATGCTTGCAGGATATTCCCGGAGCAAATTACGCGGGATGCTTTCCGGTGGTTGCTCACAAGTGTATAGGCGAATGGGTGCGCGTCGCGGTTGAATACCACGTCGGCAAAGTAGAACGACGAATTGACGGACAGCGCAACGTTCATCGACTGGATGATAGCCGTGTTAAAACGCAGGAAACAATATTTGTCACCGTTATAGAGCAAGTAGGCGGCTTTCGGCGCATCGGTGTCAATTGTGAAAATCTTATCACTGCCTATTTGGATGCGGAAGTCGAATCGCCCGTTTGCATATTTGGCCAAACGAATCTGCAACCCGTCGGCGGCCGTGTACCCGTCAATGTAAATTTCGTCGATTAGGAGAGCCAGCGCGTTTTTGGATTCTCCAAAGTTCTCCAAGTTGGAAAACAAGCGCGCGGCGTTCGCCCTCGCTCGTTCCGGTTCCATAGGCACCGCGTCGACTACTTTCTCGCTTCGTATTACGGCCGTTTGTGTGCCTGTGCCAATCAGCGCGGAAAGATTCGCCGGGTTGAATTTAATATAGATAATCTCCGTTGCATCGTTCTGCCCTTTTATGAGATGCCAGTTGTTCCCGGTGTCCGTTATGGTAGAATTGTCCGCAATAATAACCCCGCCTTTCTTGATGGATGCGCGGGTCGGCGAGACTTGAAAAAGTGAATAGTCCGCTTTGGGGTCACCGTTTATGATAATTATATCTTCAATAAACCCGAATTGTGACACGTCGAATGTGCTTTTTGCAATATCGAAAACAACATTGTCGCGCTTCGAAATTGCAATTTCTTGTTCTGCAACTTTATTTGCTGACGCGGCTCCGGTTATTTCCTTGCTCCAACTTGTCCCGCTTCCCTTGATTATTGCGACCTCGCCGGGGTTGACCACGATGCCGTCGAAGTTGACGTATGTCCCCGCAGTTGATGCGATGTAAAACACCTTTTGGTCCGGCGTACCGGGGTTTGTGGTCAACGTAGCAACACCAACAAATTGATAACCCGCGCCAAGAGAATTGATCATTGACAACAAAACTGACTGCAAGATTTCGCCAGTTATTGCGTTGCTCCCGTTCTCCTTGATAACGGCTTCGATCGCCGCTTTCAAAATTTCATATTGTCCCATATTATTGGTTGTTAAAATCGTCGTTGAAATCACTATTGAAATCGCCGCGTTGTTGTTCACGCAGATATGCCAAAGAAAGTTTCTTCGCAACCGTATTCGTTTCGAATTCGGCCGAAACCGCCGCGACATCCCCGTTACTTTCCCATTCGGGCGTCAACAGGAATGAATCGGGGAAATATACTTGGCCGCCGTTCGTGATCTTAACGTGGTCCGCCATACGGATAAATCGCATAACGTCCAACATATATTCAGACGCCAAGAAACTGAATTTGTATTTCTTTTCGGAAATCATCTTGACCGGGAATAAATACCCGTCCCGTTGTTCGACATCTTCTTCAAAGACATATTCCGGTTTTGCGATTTCCGCTTGCAGATATGCCACGTTCTTGAACGCCGGATCGGTATAGACGATTCGCCCCGCGTCCATCACGAAATCCGCGTCATCCCACCATTCGATTTTCAGATACGGCGCGATGTCATTTACAACCGTGAACACGTCAGAATACCACGTTTGCGTTCCGTCTGAAATCCGGGCGTAATATTGGCCATCTGCGAATTGCGTGAACACCGGCAACAGGCCCGGAAACACGATCACGTCATATCCTAACGTTGCAAATTGCTTGAAATAAATTCCGGCTTCGTTGATCTGTTGCGTGAACGTCCCAACCAAAACGCCATCTTTCGTGTAAACCTTGAAATCAGAAATCGTGGTTGTATTCCTGTGTTCCCGGATAATTTGGAACGGCAAAAGGAACATCGCCGGCGTGAATAGCGGATATATGCGCCCGAAAGTCCACCATTTCCGGGCGTTCTGTTGCTCAATGGATTCGTACCACGGCAATACGGATAAATTGTTATTCGGTGTCATATCTCAATGTCGCGTCAGCAAACCGACTGCACAAATTTAACGATAATTTTTCTAACATTCCATTGCCTATCAACGTAGTAACCAATTTTTGCATATCGGGATCGTTGTAGCACGGGAACGTAATAGACTGCGTTTTCAATTTCTTGACGCCCGTTGCTTGATATGCAACGCCATCAATTTCGTATCGCTTCGCCGGCATATCCCAATTGTAATAGATTTGCAAATACGCAAACGAAAGTGGCCCATTTTGAAGAATTGCGCCATTCATATTGACATACGGTATTTCATATTTTGAACCGCGCAATATTGATAGTTTAACGTTCTTGACAGACAACACATTTGAACCGCCTTTTCCCAAATAAAGGTATTGCGTATTTCTTGGCAACGTTATTTCAAGTGTTGTGCTTTGGAGATAGCCAATACTCGCGCCGGTATCATCATAAATCGTTGCGCCGCCACTTGCAAACGCATCCATATTTGTTGCCGACACTTTTACTTTTTCGCCAGCAAAAAAGTCTGAATAAATATAATTTCTATATGTCGAACCCGGCGTTGTTTCGACTGTATTCTCCAATAATATTCTTACGCCACACAACAACGCGAAACCATCTTTCGAAACCGCCGACGGATTCAATAAAATGTAATCAACATCAGATGTGAAATTCCCAACGGAAATTTGTTCAATCTTGTTCGGATCAACATATCCGGAAAGAATATCAATCGGCGAACCATCGAATTGCTTTGTTACGCCATCCATCCAACCGAACTGATAGCGCGACGCCATTGCCGGTTTTTCGAATTTGTATTTGGTCGTGTCAAACGACCACGGTTTCCCGTTGCGCGGGTTCAGCATCGCCGTCAAATCAATTCCGACGGACGGCAAATAGGAATACGAACCGCCACGGCGGAAGAATTCAACGTGTTCGATCCGGAACCGCTTTTCTTCGTCAATGAACCAGTAACACCGGTAGCAATCACGCAACATATTCAACACGTCCGCCAACTTGATCGGGGCTTTTTGCGCGGGCTGATCATAACCGGCGTTGACCAAATTGGATTTCGGCGTGATGAACAAGTGATGCGAAACGCCAGTCAACGGATCGTTTTCGGCATACAGGAACCGGGAATAATTCGTCGAATCTTCGTGCGTGATGTCGGGCGCAATTTGGCCCAACAGGACCGAAATAACGGACGCAATCGGATATGCGTCACGCAACGTGAATTCGGCGCGGGCTTCCTGTTCGATCGACCAATCAAACGCATAAAATGAGAACCACACAGAAACCGCGCCCCAAGAATTACGGGCAATTGGAAAGAAATCACTAATCCCCGGTATGTACGGTTTTTCATAATATTCGCCGGGCTGATACAATCCCCATTCCGTCGGCGTTGATGTCGTGCGCGAAGAAAAGAAAATTGTGTCCGGGAACACATATCCGATGACGCGCGAATAATTGCGGTTGTTTTCCACAATGTCATTAGCCGGCAATTCGTTTGTTTGAACGCCGGCAATGCTATCAACGTCGCACACATAACGCGAATAAACGTTGATGTCGTGAATGTACAGATCAACAGTTCCAGTTGCGCCGGAACCGCTAACGGGTTGCAGGGTAATAGACAAAGGCGGCGCGGACGGGGCCGGGACATTCGTTTGGGCATACTGCCACATCACTTGATTGTCAGAAACACGAATGATCTGCCAATAGTTTGCGCTTCCGCCACTCTGTACAATTCTCTCAAAATGGAACTTATACGCACCGGTCACGAAATCTTGCGTGTCTGATTCCGTTCCCGGCTTTGTCCCGGAAAAAGATACGGGTATCGTCGGCGCTCCAGTCTGCGATACATCAATAACGCGTTCAGAATCGGCCAATGCAAAAAAGAAATCATTTACCAATGCGCTTTCATTAGATTCCGGCGTGCATTCCTGTTCCCACCACATACCGGAAAGGAAACAGCCAATCGAAGATTGACCCGGAATGTACACTTGGATCATTGGCCGTTTGTCCATCTTGACAGGCACGATTTCCGGGGCAAGACTGATTAAATCGAATTCTTTTTCCAACCCGACGATGACGGCGTTGTAATCGTCATCCGTTGTCGGCGTAACGGTCACAACCTTGTCATCGTCGTTGAATTCGCAATCGGTTTTGTAAAACTTTCCTTTCCAATACGGCGTCCACGTTTGGCCACGATCATACGAAATTTGCATCTGCATTTTGAATTCGTGGTCGAATGCTTGCGCGACAATATAGGCGTAATCCGGCCCCGTGAATTTCAGTTGGCCGGATAACTTGCGCCGGAAGAATTCTTGCCCGCCCTCCTTTTCGAAAGACATTGCGTTGTTGCTCCCATACGTCGGGAACACGGCAAGATCAGTTCCATCGTCATCGAATATGAATTTGTATATCGGGTTCATTACGATTTGATTTTGCGGGTTAAATTTTTGTATTTAATTATCGTGTTTCCGTTGCCGTCAACAAACCGCGTTTCATCGCCTTGTTTGCGAATGGCGGAAACATCCTTTTCAAGCCCGGAAATATCCGTATTTCCGCCGCCAATCATCCCGACGGCATATCCCGCCATCGCCGCGTTCGCGCGCTGATAACGGTCTGCAAACGTGCCGTTGTTGAACGATTGGATGACGTCGGGGATCACGTTGCGATAACGGCGCGAATTCCGTTTGTTGATGACGGCAAAGTATTCGCCGCCCTCCGCGCGACGGCGCGTCCCGTCCGGCTTCGTTCCAAGATCAATGTCGTGGCCGCTTGCGTGGCTTCCGCCTTGCAACAGTTCGACAGTTCCATCGCCATATTTTTCGGTCTGTCCGGCAACTTGCAACGCCTTGATCTTTGCGCCCGCAAACGATCCCCACATCGTCGCAATGGCCGCGATGGCCAATGCCGGGCCAAACACGCCGGCCTTACTGAACGCGGACCAAATGTTTGCGGATGCCGTGACCAACGAACTGGCTTGCGTTACGGAATCAATAAGCAATTGCGCCCGTTCGGCTTTTTGCTTTTCTTTCAACGCGGCATCTTGATTCTTGCGGGCCAAGTCCAGTTCCTTTTGTGCCATTGATACACTGTTGGCATATCCGGCGTTCCGGGCTTCGATTTCAGCATCCAAAGCGCGTTGCGCAGCATCCACTTGTGCGTTGGCCGCATTGACGGCCGCATCGGCGGCATCTTTCCAAGAATCGGCGATCGAACCGATGGCGTCCTTTACCGAATCAATGGCCGTGTTCAACGCGTCCTGTTGGTCCGAATCCAACCCAATTCCAAGTAATTCGTAAAGATTGTTGTATCCGATACGGCTTCGCTCCTTTTCGATGGCCTTGATCGTTTCCTTGATGGCATCAATTTCTTGTTGCGTCATCTTCTTGGATGCCGTCTTGTTCAGTTCAAGAATAGCCAACAAACGGGCCTTTTCCTGTTCCAACCGGAAGATGGTTTTCTGACGTTCGTTGCGGTCCAACTGATCGAATTCGGCCTGTTGTAAGTCTTGCAACGCGGCCAAATCCCGTTGTGCTATCTTGTTATTGAAATCGGCCGTTTCGCGCAACCTCAACGCATCGTACTTGGCGTTGATCGCCTGTTCGTCTTGGCGCAACTTTTCGTCTTTCTGTTTGTTTTGCTCAATTTCAATTTCGCGTTGCTTTTCGATGTTCTGCAAGCGCAATTCCAACATCCGGTCCGTACCATCTTCCGTGATGGCGATTTCCAGTTGTATGGCCTGTTGTTCGGCTTGCAGACGTTGAACAGCCAGTTTGGAAACCTCATTGTTGAATTGCTTTTCGGCGTCCAACTTTTGTTTGTCATATTTGGCGTTGATGGCCGCTTCCGTCTGACGTTCGGACGCAACCTTTTGTTTGTTTTGTTCCAGTTCAACGCGGCGTTCGGCATCAATCTTATCCAACCGCAATTGCAACATCTTTTCCGTTCCGGCTTCCGTCGTGGATATTTCCAAGTTGATGGATTCGACCACGGCGCGCAAATCGGCCAATCGTTGTTTCTTGGCCGCTTCTATCGCCTTTTTCTGTTCTTTGGTCAATTCTTCCTGTTTCCGGGCCGCATCGTCGGCGGCCTGTTGGGCCGCCCGGGCGCGTTCTTCGTTCAAGTTGGTAACGAATTCGTTGAATTGTTCAACGCCGTTCTTATATCCTTGCAACGCACGTTCGGCGTCTTGCTGATTGGATTTCCCGCCAAACAGACGCGTGAAAAAGTTTTTGTTTCGCTCCTTTGTCGTTTCAACCCATTCCGAATTTTGCTTTTCATATTGCTGACGCAAGGATTCAGCCGCCGCCGCGCCATAACGGACGTATTCATCTTTCAACTGATCGAACGTCCATTTGGCGTGTTCGCTGATTTCCTTTTCGCCCGGTGCGATAAGGTCCGTAACCGCGTTGAGCAAATCGGCAAGATCATCAATCAAATTCTTGATCACGCCTTGCGAATCCCGGAACGCCAACGTCAAGCCCTCCCACGCGGATTTCAACAGTTTGGTTGATCCCTCAACGGTATCCAAGCGATCGCGTTGTATGCGTTCAAGTTCACCGGAAACATTTTCCAGTTCGCCGCGCAACTCCTTTGCGGATTCAGCACCGGACAGGAACGCGGAAAACGCCGCAACAGAACGGCGGTCCGTCAATTCCAGTGCTTCGCTCAACTCCAACCCCGAATCACGCAACTTGATCAGACCATCGAAGATTTCATCGAACGTCCGGGCCGGTCCGCCCATCGCCTTTGCCAACTTGCCGTTGGCGTCGGCCAATTTCAAAATGATATTACGGGTTGCCGTGGCCGCGCTTGACGCATCGAATCCGGCATTGGCCAACGATCCAAGCAATGCCGTTACGTCTTTGACGGACAGACCGAACGCGTTGGCAACCGGGAACACCGTGCCGATGGAATCTTGAATCTTTTTGAAATTCAAAGCGGATTTGTTCGTCGCAACCGCCAACGTTCCCAACACATCTTCCGTCTGTTCGCTTGTTAGGTTGAACGCCCGCAACGTTGAGCCGGCCACTTGCGCCGCGTCGGCAAGATTCGCGCCAACGGCCGTTGCAAACCGCAAGATGGATTCTTGCATATTGAGAATTGCGCTTTCGCCAAAGCCCAATTTCGCCAATTCGGTTTGTAACGAAGTAACTTGACGGGCAGTGTATTCGGTCGTTCGGCCCAATTGCAACGCCGAATCCGTCAACCGTTGCATATCCTTGATGTTTACGCCAAGAATGGTTGACAGGTTGACATTTGCCTGTTCGAATTCCCGGATGGCCTTTGCCGATCCGGTCAACGAACGAACGAACGTCATCAGAATTCCGATTGTTCCCGTCATCACGACGCCGAAACCCAGCATCGCCTTTTGCGCAAGCGGCAAACTGGAATTCGAAATCGCGCCAAGACCCGTGCGCATATTGGAGAAACCGCGCACAACTTGATTAAGCGGACCGGGCAATCCCATCAACGCGTTCTGATAGTGGCCAACCTCCAAAGTATATTTGCCCGTTGCCTTTTGCAACCGGGACATTTCTTCGTAGATCGCGCGGGTTTCCTGTTCCAACTCCTTGCCAACTCCGGCCGTGCGCCGTTGTTCGGCAGACATTTCGTTCAAACGAATTTTGTTTAGACGATATTGCGCCGACAAACGATTGTAGGACCCCTCAACGGAATTATTGATTTGGACCAACAGTTTATCAACGGTCTGTTCTTCCTTGACGGCTTGGATAACTTCTTGACGGCGGCGGAAAGTTTCGCGTTCCGCCACGTTGGTTTGTTCGTATGCCTTTGCCAGTTTGTCCGATTCGGCAGTCAACAACGTAATGGATTGCCGTTGTTCATCTGTTGCACCGGACAAATTTTGCATCTTGGACGCCAAATCGCCGGCGGCCGCTTGCATCTTTTGTTTCGTTTCAAGATACTTGGCCAACAGTGCGTCCAACGAATCCATCAACGATTGTATTGCGCCATCGTCAATGATTAGATCGGAATATTTGATTGGGTTGTCCATATCTTATTTTGTTAAAAAGTCCCGTATTTTCGTCTTATAGTGTCGGGCCGGTAAATTATACGTCCCGGCCCGTTCGCGTCAATTCTTGCCCCGTTTGTGGGCTTGCTCCATCTGTCTTTGCCGTTCCTTGACGAAATCGAACGCGTTGTAGAATTCCAGTACGGAATATTTCTTTGGTTCGACGTGCAATTGTTCCGACAGGACCAAACACAGATTTTCAAATTGGCGATCGAACTGAATTTCCAAACCGTTCGATCCGGTAAATACTTTCGGGTTGGAATACGTTACCAACGCCGTTGTCAGTTTTTCAACCACATCAGTTACGGGGTTCTCTTTCCCGTCAACGATGCCGCGTAAGATTTCCAACGTCCGCTTGCGCAACAAATCGTAATATTCTTTGACATCCGAATCGTTGAACAAAGCCGGGAAATACACCATCAGTTCCGCGTCAATTTTTTTTTTGGCCGCTTCCAATTGGGCGGCCACATCTTTCACGGGTGCGTCTTTCAACCTCTCCGTTATCGCGTTCAACGCGTCATCGGAAAGATCGTTGCATTCTTGGCCGTCAATCTTCGTGACCAACACGGCAAACGCCCGGTGTTGCGGGCTGATGCCGTTCTGAATCATATATACGCATTGGCGCAAGTTTTCCAGTTCCTGTTGTGCGTTGTCCGGCTTTGCGGCCGCAAGGAAACGGCGCACACGTTCGATGCGCTGATCGAACGCGGCGATGTCGGAACCAATGCCGGCATCAATCAACAAAAGTTTCTGATATTTGTGGAAACGCACGATCGGCAATTCTTCGATCGTGTCAAAGTATTCGACGGTGTGTTTCCCAATCTTGGCCGTTACCATAATTCGCGTGTTATTACCGTTGTACAAACCGGGGCCAACATTATCATCCA